TTGAAAAATGTGATCTGAGGGTTTCCTGTAAGATAGATATCTTGTGCGCCGTAGGCGACTAATTGCATTAATCCTCCTCCCATATTATGTTATTGTATAGAAAAAAAAAATAATCAAATGAACTGACCCTTTAGTTAGAGTAAGCTAAGCCTCCCATACCAGACATGATACGAAGGACATTATAATTCACTGCATAAATAACATTCGCAAGGTTAAACTCACTAAAGGCTTCAAATTCAGCATTATCAATCCTTGAGAAATTACAGGTCCCCGAAGGCTGATGTTCTTCAGGTTTGAGTGCGAAAGAATAAACACCTATTCCATAGTATATATTTGTACTTCCAGCGACAAGATGATATGTGTGTCCTTTGTCCTGTCTATCATCACCATTTTCACGCGGTCCCGTCCCGCCTAGAGATGAAGATATTTGACTTCCGGAACCCGCGGGGTCGAGGATATTTGTCCCTGTATGATGATCTAATATTTGTGTTTCAGCAAAATATTTGGCGTCTCTTTTTTCAAATCTATCATGACCATTTAATCTAAGGATATAATCTCCTGATAATACTTCGACGAGCAAATCTGATGCTGGCGGATTGGCGGAGGCGTACGGTGCAAGCAAATTACCATATGCTGGTAATGCTCCTTCCGGCAGCGCGCCGAAACCATTCTCAGAATCTATATTTTGTCTTCCATTACTAAATGCTTGTACTCTCACATTTCTATTGTCTATCCCCCAAACCAACTCTTTAACCGGATGATTAAAAGATAATTCTGTAATAGCTTTACCGGGATTTAAATGTTGTTCTTGCACTTGTTCAATCAAGTATTCATGTGATACTTGTGCAAATCTTCTTCTCTCATCAGTATCTAAGAATATGTAATCAACCCATAATGTATTTGAAGTTCCCGATTTCCATATATTAAAGCTTACTTCAGAGCCGTCATAACCATTACTATACATATTCACCGATTCACCTAATCTATGATTTAATATAATCTTAACTTCATGATATTGAAGGGCGATTAATGGAAGAGCTAAACCGGGATTTTTACAAAACCAGAAATTGAGAGGAATGTGTACAATAAGATCTTCATATCCTGCTTCCGCCTCGTCCATTCGCATAGGTCTACGATTTCCAGATGTGGCATCACCAATTGATACCTCACACCCCGCCATTCCAGACATACTTTGAAACAATGTACTATTTGGAATAAAAGAAGCATATGCAGTCTGGTCATAGGTAGCTTTTCCTCTAAAAGTACCACAAACACCATTTGGATTCTCTGTCGACAAATGATACCAAGTATGCATCCATTGTCCCGATTGTTTATCTATTGTCTGCCCACCAATTTCAAGTTCAATTTCATCAATTACTATTGCTCCAGGATTATTAATACCCTTTGCCTGAATAACTCCTCCATTAACCTCTAAATACATTCGATGAACTAAATCACCGCTTCTTGAAAGTATTGCTGTACAACGACCGCTTCTTCCATCAGAACCATCATTGCCATCCCAAGTCTGATCAATTGCTTCAATTGAAAAATTAGTGTGTCTTCGATAGACAGTTTTGAAAAATGTGATCTGAGGGTTTCCTGTAAGATAGATATCTTGTGCGCCGTAGGCGACTAATTGCATTAATCCTCCTCCCATATTATGTTATTAGATAGAAAAAAAAAATGATTAAATATAACTCATATATTTAATCATATAAATGATAAAAAAATTTAGAAATAGATAATTATCTTATCTTATAGACAAGAAAGAATAGATAATTTATTTAGTTGGAGTATGCGAGACCACCCATACCAGACATGATACGGAGGACATTGTAGTTAACAGCATACATCGTCACCGGCTGGCTCGCCAGACCCGCGAAACTAGCAGTGAGCTCAGCATTGTCGATACGCGAGAAGTTGCAAGTGCCAGAAGGCTGGTGCTCCTCCGGCTTGAGAGCAAAAGAGTAGACAGCCGTCTTTTTGTTGTACTTGGAAGTACGGGCCTCACCCTGAGAAGTATTAGTAACTTTATATAAATTGTATTTGCTGCTGCCGCTGCCTACCACCATAGTGGCAATTGTCTCGTTGTCGGTGGTGCGGGTAAATCCCGATGATAATGTGACATCGTCGCTAGTTGGTGTGCTAGCAACACTTGCAATAAATGTATCACCCGCCGCTATCGTCATCCCAGTGACCGTGTCGGTCACTGCAGCGCCCACTACCGTTAATACAAGCGTATCGCCGGCAACGATCGTTGCGCCGACTGTGTCAAAGTCAACATTCAAACTAGTACTGTCAGACATACTTATCTGAGTGGAAGTGGCAGCGCCGCCTGGGGTATACGCAACTAAATCGCCGGCGGTGTTAAGTAAAGTAAGATTGCTAACTGTATTATTAGATAATCCAATTCTTGCGCTAATCGGTAAATTCGGGCGAGGGACAGCAGTGTGGTAATCGAAAGGCTGTCTGACAGTGAAATACGACTCATCGGACTGCTGGTTGAAGCGGTCGTGACCATTGAGCTTAAGAGTAGTGTTGTTCATCGTGCCGCTGGCATCATACGACCAAATGAGCTCCTTAACCGGGTGGTTGAAGTTGAGCTTGAAAGTAGATGCACCAGAAGCCTGGGTAGTCTTCTCCTCTCTCTGGAGCTGCTCAATAAGATACTCGTGCGAAACCTGGGCGAAGCGCCGGCGCTCATCGGTATCAAGGTAGATGTAGTCACACCAGACCTCGAAAGATGGAGTGGAACCATCAGATGTGGTGATTGCTGAAGAAGAACCCTGCTTCATCTTAAGCTTGACCTCGTGGTACTGGAGGGCAATTAATGGAAGAGCAAGACCCGGGTTACGGCAGAACCAGAAGTTGAAAGGAACCTGGACCTTACCAACAGCAGAAGCACCAACACCAACATCACCCTTCATAGCCTTGAGACCAACGGCCTTAGACTCATCCGTGGAGAGCTCCTCCCAAACCTGATTCCACTCCTTGTAGTGACGATCAATTCTCTGACCACCAATCTCAAGCTCAACCTCGTCAAAGAGATTAGAACCCTGAAGAGCAGTTGTCTTGGCAGTATCGAAGCAGGCATAGACCTTGTGAACTAAATCACCATTGCGGGAAATAGTGACCGTGGTGTTTGCACCACCACCCTTAACAGTCGACTCGCCATTGAGAGTCTGCTGAATAGTCTCCATAGAGAAGTTGGTGTGTCTGCGGTAGACAACCTTGAAAAAAGTGATCTGGGGATTACCCGTCAAGTAAATATCTTGTGCGCCATAGGCAACTAATTGCATCAAACCTCCTCCCATATTTTTATACTATAGATTAGAAAAAAATTTTGGGGAAATTAAACACATTAATTTTCTCGATTCTATAAATTAATTGATTTCATAAAAAACTATTTATACAAATCTATTTACTAAATTACTTACATTGAATTTTCAAAATTCTTATCAGCTTCTTGTATCATTTCTCTAACACTTTTGTAATGTTTCTTGTAGTGATTGGGATGTTTTTCATCAAATCTTTCATCGTAAGTACATCCCCACTGCATGGACCCCCCTCCTTCTCTCGCGCCACCCGAGCACAAGAACCAGAGAAGATCCTCTTGTAAATCCCTTGATAATTGACAGTTTGAACCCCTCAACCTATATCGACAGACTTTATTAAACTCCCGCTTGCTTATCAACCCTAGCTGGACTTTATCTCCGCAGGGGGAGACCATATTCTGGTCTTTTCATAACACATTGTTCGTGGATACTACCATCTGGGTAAGTGTATTCACAGATTCCTCCATTCTTAAGAGGATCTCCCCAGTTTATGTTATGACATTCACACTCAAACCCCCCTGTTTCAGTACAAGGTGAATTACATTCATCTATTCCTAGCGTATCGGGTAGAGTGACAATTTGACCATCATCTCTCTTCAGGACACATTTGTATTCAGTTGACTGAGACATCCTTAACTCCAAATAGTATAAGAATGAAAGCTAGAAGATTTGTAAGTAATATAATTAAGTCTCCAATAAATTCAAGATTCATTTTAATTTAAAATAATTTAAAATAATCAAATTTCCATAAAAAATCTATCCTATCCTATCTATTTCTTCAATACCAACCACAAGGTGCGAAATCTTTATGTGCCTCTGGGCCACTCGTGATTACTTTGGAACACCGGATTGGAGCCTGTGAACCTTTAGGTATATCATTGTCTTTACAGAGGATTTTCACCCTTTTTCCTACTGTAAGGTTATTTTTTGTGACCAAGTGTTCTGGGACGATACAATTTCCATAATCTGTCTCTACAAGACATCCCCAATCTGGGACATTTATGCGGAATGGCATAATCTTTTTCACAACACCATTCGCCACAAATCGCCCCTCATTATCCATCGTAAATTCCATCCATCGTCCACAACTCTGAAGTCCACTGAACCTTCTTTCCCCACATTCATCTTCAGTCTTTTCTCGAATATCTTGTGGCCACTGAATTCCAAATGGACGATAATTGGGATTGAAAGTAGAAAAGGAACCATAATTCTCGGGAATCCTCATCAGATCTAAGCGACCCATTACGGGACACCATTCCTCATATCTCCAACACGCACCTTGTTTGTCCTTATCTGGAAGACCGGTCTTCGAGTCGTACAATACATTCATGTAGTATTCTCCGGTTGGTGGACCAGCAGATGCCCGCAGATGATGGAGATTCATGCTAGTGATCTCGTTTTCAAAGAATTTTTCTTCCTCTTCGGTGAAGGTATGAATATTGAGCCATTCATCCATTTCTTCGTTTTCTGGAAGACAAATGATTAACTCATTGGCGTCGATCTCCATCTTCCTAATATCCTCCTCTTGCCACTCCAGAATTTCTTTGATCTTCTCGATGTCTTTGTCCATATCTCCATTCTGCCCACTCGAAACTTCATCAAGACTCCAGCTATCCTTGGCTTCTTCGCGGTCGCACATTTCTATTTCACCATGTCCGGGTCCTTCGCAGTAACGATGCCTGATGGCGAAACCAACAGCGTCGCATGATGGGAAGAATTTCACAGAGAAACTCAGACTATTCACTAGAAGGAGAATCTCTTGAAGGATCCCCCTGGGATAAGTCTTCATGGGATCGAACTGCGTATCTTCCCACCACTTCTTTATTGGCTTGCTTGGCTTGCTTGGCTTGCTTGGTGCTTCCGCCAACGCACCTTCTCCTACCTCTCCTCGCCCCAGAGCCTCCTCTCTATCAGAGACCCAGTCCCTCTCCCAAGGGGTCGGCGCAACAGTATAGTGGGGCATTAAACAAGTGTAAAAGAGATAAAGCTCCTGTATGTTCTCACCACCAAAGTATTTTCAGTTGTTGAGAATCACTTTAAAAAAGAAATCAAATTTCTCATCAAAATAATTTTTTTCGTGTATTAATAGATTATATCTTAAATTAATAATGATTCATAAAAAATTAACTATCTAATCTAAGTGCTAGATATTTGTTCATTCTTCATCGGAACTCTCCACTGATTCATCATAGTCGGTCCAAGAAAAGTTTTCGACGCAGCAACGGTCACTCAGATTCCAACTTGCCTTATCTTCGGGGACCCATTGGTCTTTATCGAAGACCATCTTCCCCATACATATCGCATTCAACTTCTTCGAATAATATTCGCAAATTTCTCCAGTTATACTGTTCTTCGGGGGCTCTTCGCCCTGTTCTAATGGCTGATAGAGATAATTTGTCTCCTTACACCATATCAACTTCTGGCCATCGTCATCATACTCTACACATTCGCCTGTTGCCACCCTTGCGCGCTTGAGAGACCGATTCAAGTCCCTGATACGCATTGCTTCTTCGACTGTGACCCCCCCAATACACTGTTCCGAATTTGATCCCGGAGAAACAAATGTCTCCTTATCAATCCACCACTCTCCGGGACCAATCTTCCTTGGTTCGCTAGACTTCTCGATCTGGTAGTTCTCTCCACGAATAGTCACTGTCAGGTAGGAACTCATTTTCTTAGTTGTTGAGAATCAATGAAATAAAGAAATCAAATTTCTAATCAAAAAAAAATTTTTCGCATGTATTAATAGATTTACATCTTAAATAATATGACAACCAATAATGCTTCATAGAAATTTAATTCTCTGAAATGTTTCTGATGAAGCCCTGTATTATAGACTAATTTGGGCCATATCTGATTGTATGAAAGCTGAACAAGCAATGTCTGGATCAATATATTCAAAGCCAAAATAAAAAATAATGTAAGAGATTTATCATTTTTTACCATTATATTAATAGATAGATTAATTTTTGAATATTTCTTCAGTTGTTGTTGGATCTAATCGAAGATCTAATACTTGCTTTACTGGATTCATAATCTGATTTGTGATATAAAATTCGTAATCAATTTCCAACTTTTGAGATTGTATATAATCAATATGTTCAATTCTATCACCCTGCATGACATTTTTGAGTCTAGGTTGACCTTTTCGAGGTCCACTTTTATATGGATTACTATAATCATATAACATTGATTCTGGTAGTTTATAATACACATACGGGATACGATCATTTGCTTTTGGTTTATTTCCTGGATCTCTTTTAGCCATTCGATCTGCTAGAACTTTATGGGCAATTTGTTGTGGATTTTTATAGTATCCTCTTAATGATTTACTGATTACAAAGTATCGAATATTAAATTTACCATCACGAATATCTTTCAAAGTTTGTTTCAACCAATTTAGAGCTAAATCGAAATCTTTATCAATCATAATTTTTTCAATAACATTTCCAAATACATGTTTCACAATTGGAGCGTTATCTCTTCTTTTTAGAACAATCCCCATTGCTGTTCTTTTGCAATCAATTGTATTGAATTCATATTTATCTCCGGTATATCTTTTCTTAGAGATAAGAATAAATGGCCAGAATGTTTTTTCATATTCTAAATCTTGGGGTTTCGAAAGCAATGGTTTATACTCTTTCCCATTAATTGTTTCTCCTTTAGTTATAAAATCTCCCGCTTTTATTCCGCAATCAATACAGTATTGTAAAGCTTCTTTATCTTTTAATTTTTCACCCGTATTTGGATCAACTGGTATTTTGAATTTTACAAATACAGAATCTGTATCACCATAAATAACATCGGGTTCTTCTTTTCCGTTGGCTTTAGCCCATAATTTAACACCATCGGATGCTACTTCGATTCTTTCACGACCAATTGCTGTTGTACAGGCGGCAATTGCCATCTTGAAAAATGGACTAGTTTTGGCACCTAGTTGACCATAAACAGAATTAGCTGTTACTTTGTAAGCAAGTTGCAAACCATCTAGATTTTTCCTTTTTACTTCATTTGTTTCATTTTTCAATATTTTACGAGTATTTTTTCGAGCAGAAAGAACAAGATTCAAAACATTTGGAATGATACCCATTTCACCCATATTATTCCTTTGCATGAAATCTTTGGTCAGAAAGTAACAAGTTTTCTTGGGTTCTTCTTCATTCAGAATTTTTTCTACGGTATCTCCTTTACCCTTCCCTCGATAAATCCAATTATCATATGTTATTTTATGATAATCTACATCTTCAATCCAATTATTATCATCAATTAATGAAAGATCGTCTATTTGTGTTTCATGAGAAAGATTTTTTTCAATAATCGAACTTGGATAAAGTGAAGCATAATCTAGAACTGATACAGGTTCATCCAAATAAATTCCTGGAGTTGGTTCAAGGACAATTGCTCCTTCATAACCTTCAATTATATAGTCTCCTTCAATATTAATCATATCATACCAATTATCTAATTCATATTGTTTTGGTTTTCTCCAATCATCTCCTTCCATAGCTTTTTGAATTTCTTGTTTAGATTTCCCATCTTTTATCATTTTATGAAATTCTCTTAGTTTTGGTATTTTCTTGATTTCTGGCATCAATGTATTATTCTTAGAACACTGTTTTGCAACAACTGAAGTCACTTTCACACCTTGTCCTCTAAGGAAAATGTAAGAAGCAGGAACAGAAGATACATTTGCCATACCAAGATTATTTGGAATAATATCTAATAAAATTAGTAAATGAATACAAAGTTCACAATCCTGGACACAATATTTTGCCACTTCAGCTCTTCCTGAACTACCTCCATACTTATGCTTATCGAAAATATCTTGTGGAGATATATCATCTTTATTCAGACACCATTCTACTTTATGATATTCTTTCAAATCGATATTCAATGATTCACAAAGAGTTATATCTTGACCATCGATATTTGAAATTTCATATTTCTTTCCATCTTGAAATAATTCTTCACCAATATTTGTATGTGTTCGAAATGAAATATAATCTCCATTTTTCAAATGACCAATTGATGAAACAGTTAGAGTTTTACCTGAAACTTCTTTTAATTTGCCTCTCATAAAATGGGCGGCTACATTATCTAGTTTATATGATTCTAGATTGTTGCCTTTTTGAACCTCTTTTTGAATATCAAAAAGGATTCTTCCATCCATTGTAATATAATTGAGTGTATTATCTCCTAGTGCTGAAGAACTCAGTTCTTGTCTTTTTACAGAGCATTTCTTAGAACGATGAGCATTTGCTTCCCAAGGAGTTGAATCCATTTTACCAAAATTCATAAATTGACTATATGGGCAGGATTTATGATGTCCCCATCGATTACATTTTGACTTTCCACTATGTAATTTAGGACATTCAAACAATATTTTAGCTCTATCGCTGATATATTTGAAATCAAAACCAAAGATATTATATCCAGTGATAAAATCTGGATCAAGTTTTCGAATATAATCCTTCCATTGAATCAATAATTCACTTTCTGTCTTGCATCGGATGACATCAACGCCTTCGATATCATCACATATTTCAGAATCTTCAAGCTCTTCTTTATTTCCAATAACTATTATGTTTCTTTCAATCTCACCAGTTCGATAGTTTTTTGTAACTGTTCCTATTTGAATAATTGGGTCACCTTTTACTATAATTTTCTTATCTTTTTCTGTTCCTTCACTCAGTACATTTTCTATTGTTTTTGCTATGAATTCTATATTCTTATCTCTTTCTTTGGATTTCAAAGAAAGATTAATTAAAGATTCACATAAATTCATATCATTTGACAAATTATAGCAAATATTAATAATAGATTCATCACTAGGTATATCTGATACTTGAATGATTTCTATTGTTGAATGAATAAATTCATCTTTAAGTTCTGTTTTATTAAATGATGCTTTCAACAAAGTAAGAAGATTATCTTCTACATTCTTGTGAAATAGATCAATAGGAACTCCTGATTTCAATATGTTTTGATAAGAATCGAAAATATTCGCTGCACATTTTTTGAAGTTCTTTTGAGCCATTGGAAAATCTCCATGTGAACTATCACACTCTATATCAAAAGCAGAAATACGATAGTTACTGACTAGATCGCAATCACATTTTTCTATTTTTGTCCATTTAGTTGTAATTTCATATTCACATTCTGTAAATAGACCGCTATTTATTTGATTCGCGCCTCCGATTGGTTCGCATGTTACCCATCCAGTCGGGTCAATATCTGTATCATGAATAAACTTAATAATCGGATGAATATTAGATTCATATAGATTAGAATCGCAATCAATTGGTCCTCTTGTTTGTATCCATTTTTCAAATCTATCTTTAGATTTATTTGGTATTTTGTCTATTGGTTTATTGTAATAATCTTTAATACACTGAATTGTTTTCTTCATATCACCCAGTTTAATGTAAGATAATTTAGCAAAATTGAATTTCTGTACCTCTTTTCTTTCACTATTCCATTGAAGACCATAAAATTCTTTGTAAGTTGATACTTTAATTTTCTTTGGTTCGACACATTTAGAGTCATTTGTTTTTATATCATTGAATAATTTTTTTGTATCCTTTTCATCCCAATTATCTGGAATCTTAAGATAAAAATACGGTTTGTAGTTGATAACATGACATATCAATCTTTTATCATCTTCATCAATTCCATAAAGGGATACCGTAAAATTTTTTGTATCCATTGATTCCCCGACATCATCTGAAAGAATATCGACAATTTGAAATTTTTTGTGATCCATTGTTATTTGTTAATGCTGATATTATATTTAAATCAAATTTACCCGGTCAAATTTAATCTAATAACATAATAATGAAGGATTTAACTTTATTTCTACTTTGTATTTTAGCAATTTTCACATATATTTTGTATGGTAGGAAATATCTATATTTATCAAGAGTGAAATCTGAAATAGATGAGAATTATTATTTTGTTCGAAATTTACACAATAAACAAGAAGCATCAAATAAATTATCTGAACTAGGGATAAAATTAGGAGAACTGGTTGATAAATGCAATGCTGATAGTGAAGAAAGAAAAAGAAAAATAGAAAAACTAAAAAAATCATTTAATCGAAATAGTATTACTGAAAATATACCTGGATCTCTGTATGCGGCTTATTCAGTAAACAAGGGAGAAGAATTATCGATCTGTATACGAGATAAAAAAACAGAAGAATTTATAGATAATAATACATTGATGTTTGTTTGTATTCATGAATTATCACATATTATGTCAGATGATATAGGTCATACAACAGAATTTTGGGATAATATGAAATATTTACTACTTGAAGCAGAAAAAGTTGGTCTTTATCAACCGGTTGATTATAGTTCTTATCCAAAGGAATATTGTGGTGAATTAATCGACAGTACACCGTTAAATTTATAATTTTATAAATAAAATAAATAATATATTAAATGAATGATAAATTCAGTGTTTTTGATTTATCTATAGTTCCTATTAATTTATATCATGTTAAATCTAAAGATTCAGAGCCTTTTAAAAAAGAAATAAATCATGAATTAGATTCTGACTGTATATTATTATCAGATACTATAGATATTGTATTAACCAAAATTTCGAAAATTTGTTTAAAAAATACACCTTTTACAAATATTTTCGCATGGATAGATGTTTCTTTATCTCAAAAAGATAAATTAGTAAAAAGTTATCCAATTGGTATTTCATTAAATTCGGATATCAAAAATCCATTTATTGAATCTGATTATGATAGAACATATGTCGATAATGATGGAACATCTAAAAAAAACACTCTACATACTGTGGAATTTACGAGGATTTTACTTGATTATTATTTGATATACAAAGAATATTTAGGAATCAAAGATACTTTCGATATTTATTTTACTACGACAGATGATATTCTTAAAAATGTAAATAAAGAATTAGATACAAATCTATATTTTCATGGTCTATTTAAAAAGTATTTTCCTTTACTTACTAGTTATGAAGATATTACAAATAGAAAGAGTACAGATATTCATAAGAATCGTTTAAATCGAATTGATTTATATACAAAATATTTGAAAGCAATTGACAAATCTTTAATTCATAAAGTTGATGAATGTCGCCCAGAATTAATTATCTACAGGAATAAATTTAGAGAAAATTCTATTAATATATTCAAAATTTTCAAAGATTATGAATTATCGAATGATATACCATTTATAAGTATTTATACTGATTCATATTTAGAATCTTGTGTTAAATTTAATAAAGATACAATTCTTTCAAAATTTTATCCCGACAAAAATTGTATTTCTACATTAGATGCATTTGAGAAATGGTATAAAGGGATCTATAAAAATAGAGGATATGGAATACCAAAAGTAGTTGATTCAACAAATACAGTTACATTAATTGTCGCTGATATAGAATCGAGGGCATTTTTAAGAATGATTATTTATGCAGATGGAACTATTGAATTATATTGTGAATCAAAATCTTATATTACATTTAACTATCAAATATTAAATAAACTTTTAGAAAGATGTAATTATTTGATACGCAAAACTATAAATACAGGAGATTATTCAGAAAAAGATATGAAAATACCTATCGTTAGAATTGACCCCGTAGAAATGAATATGGATTATTATTATAATATTTCAGAATATAATCCAAAATTATTAGTGAAAATTTTTGCCAATTTTCATTTAGATTTTGTTGTTATTGAAGATAATTATGATAATCCTTTGCAGATAGTTTATCTTAAATCTTCAAAATCCAGAGATATGAAAAATATATCGGATTTTATCACATTAGTGAAAAAAATCTCTATTAGTGAAACTCCAATCAATAAATTTAAGAATATTCTTTCTCAAAAATATGGAATAACTAATGATAAAGCATATGAAGAACTTATTGAATATGAAAAATTAAATAAAAAGAAGACAGATATTGAAGAAATAATTATCAAAATTGATAAACACTTGGATAGAATAAAGATAAACTTATTAAATGTAAAAGAAATGCATCAGTTACATGAAATAATGTATTTAATTTCATTCATTATTGGCGTATATAATAATAAAATCACAAAAAAGAAAATATCTAAAAAAATTGATGATATTTGTTTCACTTCATCTAATTTACAAAAAGAGAAATCTATATTTCTTAATAAGTTTGAATCATCGGAAGCGGTTGAATCTGATGAATCTGATGAATCTGATGAATCTGATGAATCTGATGAATCTGATGAATCTGATGAAGATTCATATGCAGAAATTGATAGCGATGAGATGAAGGGGGGTGGGAAAGAAGAAGATGAATCTAAATATACAAATCAAAGATATTATATTAATCGTTTAGAACATCGTGATCCTCATATATTCAAATATGTACCAAAAAATAAATCATTGACATATGCCAAAAAATGCCAAGCTCCTCAAGATAAACAACCCATTGTTTTGTCAAAAGCAGAATTGGAAGAAATTGATAGTAAAACAAATCATAAAAATGAAGGTTATAGTTATTATAAAGCTTACAAAATAGATGGAATTGACAGACCAGATTTATATTATATATGTCCTAAATTTTGGGATAGAAAACATCAAATACCATTAGCTCCACCCGATGAATCTAAACCAGAAACATTTTATCATCCCATTGAAAAAGATGATTCTGGTTCTCCTGTAAAATGGTATCCTGATTTAGTATGGGAAAGAGGAATCAAAGATAATTCAAGATATATTTTGGAAAGAACGGGTCGAGGTGTCGGTAAAACAGATAAAGATTCATTTTGGAATTTATATGAATCAGACAAAAATGATATTAAAAAATATAATGTTCAATTTATTCATGATGATGTTCATCCAGATTTGTATCCATTACCATGCTGTGGAAGAAAAGAAATGGAAAATATTATTGGTGTGAAGAAAATAAATACATCTGATCCTCCAAGAGTAAATGTTTTAATTAGAGAAAAGAATAAGAAACCATACTGGAAACTTGCAACAGTTGTGAGTAATTTTGATAAAGACAGTTATTGTCATGTTAAATTTCAATATGAATCAAAGACTAAAAAAGTTCATATAAGTTCATTGAAACCTTATAAAGGCGATAAAACACAGTTAGTTTATGATTATCCATTAAAAATGGATTCAAATGGTCATATAAATAAGATACTGAAAGAATTTTACTATATTAGAGAAGAAGCTCCAACTCCAAATAAAATTGGTGGGAATGCTTTTTATCGAAAAGGTATTCCCCAAACATATGATTCTTTCTTGGAATGTATTGATCTTTTGCATATAACAAATCCGACAATAAAAGATAAATCTCCATCTGAAAAAAAATATGATATTTTAAGGGGGAAAAAAAATCTGAAAGAATTGAAATCTAATATTATACTGGATATTAAAGATCCAAAGATAAATATAGAAACAATTGCTGATGGTAAATTTTTTCAAATGTTCCGTCCAATAACTATGGAGAAAAATGATTCTTATTCGATAAGAGACTATATAATAGATAATTTTGAGAAATATATAAGTAGTCCAGAATATAAAGATGTCCGGTTATTGATGTCTGTTCTATATGCAATATCAAGATTAAATAATAATAAAACATTTGAGGGTATGATGTTAAATTTTATCTTATTTGAAGATCAAGAAGATAAAATTGAAATAATTGAACCCTACGGAGGTTTTGATTATCTATTAGAAGAAAAAGAAATTCCCATGGCGTTTATTTATAAAAAGGGAGATATTATTGAACCACTTATTTATCGTTATGGAAATGGTAATTTTGGGTATTTGCCCTATGATAATAATAATAATTTCAGTGAGAAAAGTGATATTATTTATCAGGGGAAAATAGGAAAAATAAAATCAATTAAATCAAATATTATAGATATAGAATTTGTAGAAAAAAAAATAAAAGAAGTTATTTCAGTAGATAAAAATAAAGAAAAAATTATAAAACTTAATTCATCAATTATTATCAATAAAACAATTCAGATAATTATTGATAAATTTGTAGACAAAAATCAAAATTCGAGAGAATATATTAATGAAGAACAATTAGATGAAATTATGAAATCTTTAAATACACAAAAAGATACTTATGAAAAATTTGCATATAAGGGACATTTTGATAAATATCATCATTTAACACATTCTATTTATCGCAAAAAAACAAATGATAAAATCACTAAGGTGATTGTTCCTATCAAACCAAAACCGATGAGATCTTATCCGCGATTAAAGGATATAAATGATCTTCCTAAATTAAAACTAAAAAATGTACTTTCTTATTTACAAAAGATTGACTCTAAGCTTGAAGAATTATCTTTACCGAATCAGAAATATTTAGATGGAAATGAAAAGATATTAATAACAAAAACAAATAAGATAGTTGCATTAATTTTATCGAAAGGTTCTTTCATACGATTAGGAGGAGATAAAGATAATACTTATTATTATAATAAATCATATTATTACAAAACTGAATCAAATAAGCGACTAAAAAAATACATATCGAGCGTTTATAACAAAGGTTATGAGACGGATTTAGAATATCCCCTTGGAAATATTACCAATGATAGTATGACTGAATTTTTTGAACAAGAAAATAAAATCAATCAAAAAATGTTCACAGATTATTCAAAGCTTTATTTGAAAATTAAAAGAGATAAAGAAATGATTAAAAAGGTTTTATATTATTTAAAACATGATATTATGTTAAATATCCACAAAAGGATTGAATTATTGAAATTGCTACAGAGTGTTTTTGATGAACTGAATTACAATGATATTAAATTGCAAAAGAAATTTATAGAATTCCTTTTAACAAATGATTTTGATTCTTTGCATAAATCTTTGATTCATAGTTTTATTGATTTAAAAGAATTGAAAATAAAAAACTCCAATGAAAAAGATATAATCTTGACTCGGAATGATATTATGAATGGGTTGCATATGAAATTATTCAAAGAAAAAAGTAAATATTGTAATGATATTTCATTTTATAACGAATATAATCCTGATTATAAGTTCAGAATTCAAAAATCGATTGCTTTGAAAGAAAATGTATCATTGGAATCCAAGACACCAAATTCACTTTACGAAATTTTAGGAAGGGACATAAATATTATTCGTAATTTAGAAGAAGATGATGATTTAGATATACTATTAGAATCTATCAATTTAAAAGAAAATATTCAAGATTTAGATATAAAAACGAGAGCAGATATTAAAACATTATTATCCAATAATATATCAGATAATATTGATTTATATATGAATTATAATGATACTGAAATTGAGAATAAAAGTAATTACACTAAACATATTTTAGAATTATTAAAAGAAGATAATTATCATCTTTCTCCAGTTGATTTATTTAAAATTTCTGAAGCTTGTAATATTGGTATTTTTTTATTTACAAATCGATATTCAGAAAAAGATAAATTTTTACCCTATTTAATAATCGGAAAGAATGTATTTAATAGTGAGATAGTCAAGGATTTAGATTTCCCATTCATTTCATTTTATTGTGATTATGATAATTCGCCTATATTAAAACCAATCGAACATTATAATAAACGAGTTACAAATATAAAAGACCACAAAAATAGGTATTTTACAAAATTATTGATGAATACTTACAATCAATTAAAATAAAATAATTGATATATATATATATATATATGCCTAAGAAAAAGAATACAAAAAAAAAGCCGAAAAATAATAGTTTTAGAAATTTAACTAAAAAACAGCAAACACAAAAATCTCAAAGAATTATGAAATCACTGATGAATCAGATTGTTAAATCTATTAAAAAACAACACGAAATGGCTTTAAAAGCTACAAAATGTAGAAATACAAAAGATACTAAATGTCTTACTAGAGTCCGTAAAATAAAACAACCAGTTGGAAAGAAACGAACAATCTATTTATTATCGAAAGCAAAAGGGAACACCTGTTGTCCTCATATGTCAGTTGATTCCAAAAAAAGATATGCTAAAACAGGGACAGATCACACAATGATTTTCAAAAATAGAAAATATAAGTTTAGAACATGCTGCAAAGCTTGTGGTGTTGAAATGAAAAAGCTTCTTAGAAAAGATCCTAAAAAATTTGAAGAATTATATATTTATTCTGACCATTATCATACATTAATTCTGAAACATAAAGATACGGGTATACCTGTTCAAATTGCTACGAAAGTGTAATATGTTCGACCATTGAATAATATAACTGATAATTATGATTTTTGCGTTTAGTTTTGATTTTTCCCGCTTTTCTTTGTAATTTAGAAAATGTTTCTGTTAAATCAAAATCTGAATCATTTGAATGAACATTTGAATAATCCCATTGAATATCTTTATTTTGAATCCATTTACCATTTTCATATGTATTTTCTAAAAAAACATCGGATAAGAAAAAACTATTACTTTGTATTGAATTCCATCCCCTTATAAATTTTTTACTTTTAGATTTGAATAACCAGGTTATTGTATAGTATTTTAAAGGTGAATCTAAATATTGTTCATTCACTGTAAATCTATTTTTTGTTTTAGCGCTCTCAAGTGTACTCTGAATAAAAGAATTTGTATTTTTCTCAGAATATTTACTATACCATTTCCCCAAACATTCTCTAATATTTAATTCTTCGTCGTATACAGTTACAAAGAATCCGTTTGAATTGAATTTATCTATGATTCTTGGAGATTTACGAATTAAGAATGATAAATATCCAACTGCTTTATCCCCAGGACTTCTTGTTCTCCCGACCCATTGTAACATCGTTGATGAACTTACATTTTGATAGAGGTAATTAAATGATACTATATCATCTACTACACTTGTAAATTTTGGATTTGATAAACGATACATCAAAGATTTTGCTGCTTTATTTTCAGATTCGATGGCTTTTTGAAAAGGAAGATAATGTGAAAAATCCGCAGAAATCACAACCAATCCATTTTTAAGATTTAATTTGGGTCTATTATTTTTCTTTAAATTAATTCCAATAATTTTCATTTTGGGATAAAAAAATCTTAAAGATTTGAATACAACAAAAAATTCATGATAATATTTACCAACATTCGGCATTTGTTCTGATGGATAATATACAACATAGATATGCGTAATCTTTCTTCTACTCCTAAAACGCAGGGTTTTAGAAATAATATCTCCTGTATAAGTTGTCGAAGCATGTGGTAAAACATATCCTTCTATTCCTGAAATATAAATTGGATGATATCTTTTGATATCATTTTTATTGAACCACATTATATTTAAAATAATTTATATTTTATTTATAAAAATTCATAATAATCTTTTTTTCTTTAAAACAAGAAGAACAATTACCCATTATATTTATTTTAGATAAATATTGAAGCATAATATTTATTAAGTTTTTTTTGATGTTTGTCACTTATTCTCATTGTACTTTGCTGTCTATATTTATCTTTGTACTCTAAAAATCTGTATAATTCAGATGCATTTCCTTCATATAAAGATTTATGAGATAAAAGTAATACATTTCTTTCAGAATTATTCCAATATTTCAATGAATATTTTGGATCTAATATTTCAAGTATTTCATAAATAACGATATATCCCTCTTTAAGAGATTCGGTTGGATTAATTATATATGCAAAATAATCTCCTTTTTCAGATACATTGTGTTTACAATCCGTCCATATATGATGATATCCTTTCTCTATTCTTTCTTTTTGATCTTTATAATGATTCATACTTGTTTTACTAATTGGTGTAACTGTTAATTTTTTATCATAATACATTTTATTAGAATATTTCTTCATATTTTCTTTATCATGTTCTATTTGAAAAAGTATCATTTGATAATCTGATTTATTGATAAATCCTTTTTTTTCTATTGCTTTTTCAATTAAATCCATTCGAATTTATATTAATTTTAATCTAAAGCATTTACATCAAATTTATTTCTTTTTAGATAGTTTAGATTTTTTATAAGAATCAAGATGCGATTTAGTTACTTTATATCCCCAATGTTGTAAGACTTGTCTAATAACGGGCGAAACACTTTTATCATTATAAGCTTTGCCAGATTTTATAATTTTATTCATTAAATTCGTTCGAAATCTACCCTTTGGACCGGCTAATTTTAACCATCGATCAATTTGTCTTTTATCATCACTTGTTCTACGGCCCATATAAAAACGACAATACCACTGAAACCAGCCATATGGATCTTGTTTTACAATCCAATCTTTTGATTCCCAATCTTCTAAACTTGACCCACATTTCACTTTGTATGTATTGATATTTTTATCATATGTTGGAGAAATTATTTTCTTCTCTATATCTATGTCTTTAAACCAATCTTTAGGATATTCTCGGATAGCAGTTTTCCCCGAATGCTTTTTTCCAGTAACTCCAGAATTGATATCTCTAAAATAGGTTCCACCAAATGATCCCATTCTTAAAACTTGTTTCGGAGTTAAATTTGGTGTAAATTCAGGATAGTCATCAAATTTAACCATTTGAGTATATTATAAATTTGATTTTAATAATTATGAATTAAAACACATTTATTTAAATATAATATTCTTAATAAAGAATTAATATGAATACTCACGAAATGGTTACTCGTTCAAAAAAGAAGATTGTTGAAGAAAAATCTCAAATATATGATTCAGATTCAGATGTTGATGAAAATGGAAATTTAAAAGGATTCATTGATTATGAATGTGATGAAGATTTTGATCAAGAAGAATTTCAAAAACAATTGAATAGCTTGTCTCGTAATTCGGAGTATTATCCTCTTGAAAAATCAAAGAAAAAGAAAAAGGGAAAAAAGAAAGGGGGTAGGTGTGTCCCTGATAATGCGGGGGATATGTTTATGTCTTATCTTATCTTAAAGGCAACTGAGAAAGCCAATCAAGAATTGAAAAAGAGACGAGTAAAGAAAAATAAGAAACGATCGCCTGTTAAAAAGATTGATGTAGTTGAGATTAATATCGATAATAAAAACACATCTCAAGATTTGACAATCAATGATTTACTGGATGATACCTTTTCCTCCACCGATTCTTCTTATAATGGAGAAAATGAAATTTTAGAAGAAGAACTTGATGACGAAGAACTTGATGACGAAGAACTTGATGAAGAAGAACTTGATGAAGAAGAACTTGATGAAGAAGAACTTGATGAAGAAGAGGAAGAAGAAGAAGATGATGATGAAGAGGAAGAAGATGGTGATGAAGAGGAAGAAGATGATGATGATACAAGATATATGGTCCGCCAATCAAATTCCATAGATATAGAATTACCGAGAGATGTAAGGTTAGATAGTGAATCTGAATCTGAATATGAGTACGAGTATGATGATCTTGATATTGAATATGAAGAATTGATTGAGAAAAATATGTCATTAAATTCCGATGAAAGTAATATGGAATTCTATCATTATTTACCAAAAGATAAAAAAGAAAAATTATTGAAAGATACACAAGATATCTATAAGATAAATGAATCGAATATTCCTTTGCGTTTTAAAATTATCCAATCAGAAATGGATTTGAAGACGAAGGCTATTGCTATAGAAAATTTTGATAAAATGGTAGACATGGATATTTCTACGGGCGAATACAGTAAAATGGATCATTGGATTAATGGATTGATTCGGATACCATTTGGAAAATATGAAAATCTACCAATTACATCTGATTCTTCAGATACTGAAAAGAAAGAATTCATCTTGAATACATCTAAAACTCTAGATGGAGCGATTTATGGTCACAAAGAAGCTAAGACACATATATTGCAAGTAATTGGAAAATGGATTAAAAATCCGAATAGTGGGGGGAATGTATTAGCCATTCAAGGTCCGATGGGTAATGGAAAAACAACTCTTGTTAAAGATGGTATTTCTAAGGTTTTGAATAGACCATTCGCTTTCATTGCATTGGGTGGTGCTTCTGATTCTGCATTCTTTGATGGTCATCCGTATACATATGAAGGTTCACATTGGGGTAGAATAGTTCAGATTTTGCAAGATTCCAAATGTATGAATCCTGTAATTTATTTCGACGAGCTTGATAAAATTAGCGACACTTCTAAGGGTGATGAAATCATTCATATGTTGACACATATTACAGATCCTTCACAAAATAGCTTGTTTCAAGATAATTATTTCCCAGGAATAGATATAGATCTTTCTAAAGTATTATTTATCTTTTCCTATAATGATGAATCTTTAGTGAATAAGATTCTAAAAGACAGAATGTATGTAATAAATACAAAAGGTTTCAAAATGGAAGAAAAATTAGAAATAGCTAAAAACTACTTGATTCCAGATATATATAATACATTCATGTATAAAAAAGAAGATATTATTATTTCAGATGAAATTATGAAATATATTATTACAAATTTCACAGAAAATGAAGAGGGTGTTCGAAATCTCAAAAGATGTATTGAGTCTATTGTATCCAAGTTAAATATACATATTCTTTCTCAAGGGGAAGATTTATCATTTAAAATTGATATCGATTGTCTTCCTATTGAATTGAATAAAGAACACATAGATATTCTTTTAAAGAAAAAGAAGGGGGATGAAAGACCATTTGGAATGTATTGTTAAAAAAAATAATGTATATATTAATTTATAATACTATAATATAAGTATGGACTACAATATAGATAGTATCGTTTTTCTTAGAAGGAAGGTTCAACAATACTATAATGAAAATGGTTTTAAACAAAATTCTAAAGATATTTTTTTATCATTTCCACATGCGCATGTAGAGGGAAGCCTTAAATTATGTAAAAATAAAAGTAGAACAAAATTTTCTATAAGTGATTTTGAATGTAAATTAGTAGAAGCAAATATTCATAATGCAATCGTAACATTTATGATAATTTGTTATTTACAAGATGTGGTGTACCTTAAAGCAAGAGGATATTCATTAATTCCAAATATAAATAATCTCCTTAGTACTAAAGATAAATCAAACCAGGAAGAAATTCAAGAATTATATTTTACCTTAAAAAAAGTTGGTTTTCCGGAATGGATGAGTGGTTCTGATCCCGAAAAATTTTTAAAAGATAATGGATTATTTATCAATTTCCAGTATGAAAACAACCTTCAAAATATTATTAATGCAAGATCTGGAAATATGAGATCGAGTTTACTTTTAAGTGATCCTTTATCTAAAAAATATCCCTTTCTTACAAGGGGTACTCCTTCAAGATCTCCAAGTTCAGAAGTAAGTGAAAATTCAATAATAGAAAAATCCGAAGAATTGATTGGATATATTGTGAATTTATTATCGAATAAATTCAGAATTTTATCTTCAAATCAAACCATAAATTTACAAAGAGATAAAGAAATAATTAACGGTATATTGAAATTACTAACACATGAAATATATCATCTCCCTGATTTACTAACCGATTTATTACTACATAAATTTGTAATGGTTACAGATTTGATTGATCAATTACATTTACCAGAAAGAGTACCCCCTATGCGTAGAATTAGCAGCGGAAGCTCTACACCTAATCTTCCAATGGAGCGTGGGAGACACGGGTCGCGGCGGCACCGGGTGCCACCCACCAGTTCGCAGGGGAGGAGGGGGATGGTCGGTGGTGGAAAAGTAGATGAATTTTTTAAAAAATTTATGAAAAGTGTCTATTTAGAGAATAATCCAGATATATTTAATGATTTTTTAGAAGAACAACCATTATTAGAGAAAATAAAAGAAACCGTTGAATATTATTTGAAATTACAATTATCTTCTATGAATGTGTTAACCATTGAAAATATGGAGATAATAAAGAAAAAAATTATGGATTTATATAGTATAATTTTTAGTAAATATCATCTAGATAATTTTAAAGATCATTTAAGTAAATATGATTATATGAAAATATATGACGGAAAGGATAAATCAGCAGCTCATATTAGTGAGCTCGCCAGAAGGAAGCAAGCAGCCGTCCGTTATGCGACCGAAGGTGAAAAAAAATTAAAGGAATATGAAACTTGTAGGCGTGAACGGAACTCAAGTCCGATAGATATTTATAATCCAGATAAATATGACTGTCCTTCTGAAATTGAAGAAGCAATTAAGTTATATCGTATTGCTTTAGAACATGATCCAGAAAATAAGCATATTAAAAAAAGGGAAGAAGAATTAAATAAAGTATATACAGAATTCAACCCAGATGATATAGCGTATGAAGAAAGAATAATTGGACGAGTAAGGCAGGCGCGGATAGATAAGGATATGAAAAAATGGAGAGAACGGAGAGACGCACCAAAAGTTTTTAGTCGTGAAGAGCGTGAAGCAATAGAAAAAGCACATTCTGAAAGAATTCAACGGGAAAAGCGGGAACGATTGGCGGAGGAGCAGGAGACCGCGGCTTATAAAATGCGTAGGGCGGAAGACCGCAGATTAATTAGACAAAAAATAAGTGAGATGCGGGTAGCGGATGAGGCACATAAAGATGAAACAGATCCTGGTTGGAGAGAAAAGGATAGGGAAAAAAGCGAAAGAAAGAGTCGAGAAAGAGAAAGAAAGACTCGAGAAGCAGCCCGTGAATCATTGAGGACTTCGGGAAATTTTATAGCAGGTGGTGGTAAAAATTTTCAGATTGGTGGGGGAATTTCTCTTGTCTCTCAAAAAACAATGGATTATTATCAATCTTTTAGAAATTTTGCAATGGAGATAATTATAAATTACTTTAAAGATGCAAGCAAAGGTTATTATTATTTCTGTCTTTATGATCAAATTATTATAATGTTGGATAAATTATTATATAATATCACATATGAAATACACAATGAATGCATGGGTGGTCCAATGAAAACTATAAATGAGTGTTTTTATGGTAAAAATAAAAAAGGAAATTCATTATTAAAATATATTATAGATTTTGTTGATCAATATACAGTTGAAATGATTCGGAAAAAAATAAGCCATTATCCTATACTTAGTAATGAAGATTATTTGAAAATATCATATAAATATGGTTGGGGGAGGCGGTGGCGGATTGCCGTGCACTCTGATGTTGTTAAAGGTGATCTAGATACATGGTTAAGGGCTCTTGAACATAAAGGATTGAATGTAAAAAAGTTGGATTTTTCTACAACATCTTCTTTATCGGAAAAGGAAAAGAAAAAATCTCCTTTTCACAGATCGCGACTGGTTTCTCAAAATACTAGTAGCGAGGAAAGCAAAACCGTAGAAAAATTGAGGAATTCTCCTGATAGTACTCCCCGCGCAGATCGTGGATATAAAAAATCGAGAAAAACTCAGGATGGTGGGGTAAAAAAGGCTGTGCCTGACAGGGCGAATTCGGGTGAGTGGGCGAATATCACGGGTAAAGAGCGTGCTGCGATAAGGAATGCGGTGTATGACGATAGGGATGTTTTGATGGAGGGGGTGAAGGAGCTTCCTCGCGCGTTCATTCCAAGCGGGCAGACCGAAGGCGGGAAACACCATCCACGCTCGCGGACTGGCTCGCGGACTGTCTCGCGGAGTGGCTCGCGGACTGGCGCACCGACCCGCAGGTTCATTCCAGCACCAACCCCCGCGCCACACCATCCACGCTCGCGGACTGGCTCGCGGACTGGCTCGCGGACTGGCTCACCGGTTCCTCGCGATACTCTAGTCCACCCTCACGCTCGCGACACTCCAGTCCACCATCCTGCCGTCGAGGACCACCGTCCGCGCGGGGGGGTTGAACGACCACACCTGTTGCAAGGTGATCTCGAAGGAAAGCGCGAACCTGTTTCAAGTGGTTCCTCCTCAAAAACCAAATTGAAATTATTGGAAGAATCTTTGGAAACGATTTTTAAATCTGTAAATGATCCAATGAAATATGAAGATTGGTCTAAATTATTAGATAATTCGAAATGGGTCGATTATTCAATTAAGGTACCAAATGAATCGATTACGGGTTTTCAAAGGGATAATTATTATTATTATTTGCATGAAAAAAATGAAGACTGGTGGAAAACAGATGAATCAAATGAATATACAATTCCTATATATACATTGGTTCATGGTGGGCTAAATCATAAAATAATGTACCACCATGGTCCTTCGGAATCTGATATTTTAGAATATGGAACTTTAATTATAAAAGATAAAACCAATGTATGTATGATTGAAGGTAAATTGAAGAGTGGTGATTTGAATGGATATTTAGTCAGAAAAGATTTGGGTGATATTTACGGATATTTCATTTATTGGGAGAATGGTTCTATATGGTTTTCACATGATAAAATCAATGATTCTAAAAAACATGATATTTCTAAATTTATTATGAAAGGCGAATATTTACTAAATCAATCTTTTTTTATGTTTGAAGGACAAGAGGGTGGGGGAAAATACAGAATAGTCGGTTATAGAATAAAAGAAGATAATTCAACTTATTCTCTTCAGTTAGAAATAATAAATCTTGATAATTCTGAATTTCCATCTAAATTAATTGAATATCAATTATATATTGCTGAAAATGTTATTCCATCCCCATATATATCACATAAAAACGCCAATACACATTTTCAATTAACACCTGATTATGCAGAATTTGATTACGATACACCCCAAAATGGAAGAATAAATTTATTTTTTGTAGATAAGACAAAAGATTATATAAAGTTTTTTTATGAATATGAAGATAGAAATGGTAATTTAGTAGAAAAAACATTTGATATTAGAAGTTCTGTGATAGATGGTGTAAAATTAATAGTTCGAGATTCATCTAATAATTTGTGTGCCGAATTATTAATGTCATCTAGGAACGGAAAAAGGCAAGTGTTTGAAATAAATCCAGCAGTTACTATCGATAGTTTAGTAATGGATATTAACAAATTATTTATATCAGACCAATATATTGAAGCTAGAATTAAAATCGAAATCGAAGAGGAAAACGATCCTCGAAGGAAACAAATAGCGCAATCCAAATTAGAAGCTCAAGCTCGAAAAGATAAAAAGGAACTAGAGGCGGCGCAATACAGATTAGAACTATTATCTCGAGAAAATGAAGAAGTTGCTGAAAGAAAGAGGAAAGCGAAGGAAGATACCAGATTAAGGCTAGAGAAGGAAAAAAGAGAGAGAGATCTTGCGAATCGGCGGTTCCGTGAAAAACGAGAGAAAGATCTCAAAGATAAACGAAAAAAAAATCGCCACAGAAAAAGAGGCCCGCGCTCGCAGCGCAAGTCTTGGTGGGGGCGCGGAGGAGGTAAATCCCATAAACAAATTCCAAATAGTAGAAAAACTCATAAAAAAGCTAAATCTACAAAAAAGTCACTAATGAAAGATCGAAAAAGAAAATAATTATATTAATATTTTGTAATATTTATATGTAGTTCGTCTTGGAATCCAAAATCATCTAATCCATCAGATAGATAGTAAGTGAGAGGTTTCTGTAAATTATATATTTCTTTACTGTTATACAATAAGTAATCATAATTTCTTAAATTAGAAAATAGTAACTCATTATTTTGATTGTATAATTCTATATTTCCACCCATAATATTATGTTTTTTTATAATCAATGGAGATATTTTATAATCATATTTTTCATCCTTCTGTTTTGATTCTATTATTAATTTAGATTTTTGATTCACAATATTTCTAATTTGATGTATTTCACATTGAAAATTATGAATTCCGAATTCTTTATTCATCGTTTTTTTGAGACTATTCAAAATAGAATTTAGGAACATATCTTTCGGATTTGATAATTTCGCAATAGTGTATTTTTTTGAACCTTGTCTTATCAAATAGTTATATTTAGGATCATAAATAATATCGCTTTTGTCTATGAAATAAGATCCACATCTTCTGTAACTATTTATTTTGGATGGATCTTTTTTTAATTTATTGAATGAATTAGCGAATTCATATTTCATGTGTAACATTTTGTTATGATTTTTAATAATAAATGTTTTCATTGTATTCATAGATAATTGTACTTCAATTATTTAAATAATTTAAAGTTATATCGTTCTTAATAAGTTATAGTATAATGAATTTTGAAATGTATGTCAAGACAAATAATAACAACATTGTTATTTTGAGAGGTAATCGAATTTCATTTAGATGTCGTCAAAGAAATACCAAAAAGCAAAATCTATTGAAATTTGTAAGTTATAAATCAATGATGAAAGAAAATAACAAAAATATTAGTAAAGTTCATGGACCATTTGAGTTGAATACAATTTCTAAATTGTGATTTCTCGTTTATAGGAAAAAAAAATATTATAATAGGATATATTGTATGGGTAGACCTAAGATATTAGTAGTTAATAAATTATTGACAGATGAAGAAGTTGCATCAAAAGAAGGTACTTGGATTGAAGAATCAGATATTAAATATCCAATAATTAATGAAAATACGGATGTTTATTATTTAAATAATAAAAAAGAAAGAGTACTTTTATTAAAATTTAGGAAAAATTGTATTAATAATGCATTAATCAAACTTGGATGGGATTCTTATAAAGATTTGGCGAAAGCAAGTAGAGGAAGAGGTGCCTCTGCGGGCCCAATTGCAACAGATTCAGTATATTGGAAAAAAAGAAATTTAGTGAATACAAATAAATGGTCAACTGGTTATTTGACTCCCAAAGGAGAGATTTCTAAAATGAAAGTTAATAATCAAGTCGCATCTAATCCTATTGGATTTTATGAATCTTCAAAAAATTTAGGAGCAAACTTACCTTGTCGTCTCACACATTTTACTAGAACAAATTATGAAAAATATAATCAAGGGTTGCCATTCATTCAAAAAATTGACAATTTATTTCAGAAATTAATTCCAGATTCTTATGCAAAACAAAGAGAACGAGCCGATAAAAAATCTCATTTGAAAATACCTGAAACATCGTTTTCTACTGTTACTATTAATCGTAATTTTAGAACTGCCTTACACAAAGATGCGGGTGATTTTAAAGGAGGTTTCGGAAATTTAACTGTGATTGAAAGAGGTAATTATCATGGGGGATACACTGTATTTCCACAATTTGGTATCGGCATTGATTTGAGAACAAATGATTTTGTAGCAATGGATGTTCATCAGTGGCACGCAAATACACCTTTATATGAAACTGAAGAAGATAAAAAATTAAATGAAAAGTTAGAACCAGCATTTAAAGACAACCCTGAAGTAGGTACTGCTGGTATTTATGAAAAATATACTCGTATATCTTTTGTTTGTTATTTAAGAGAAAAAATTATTACTTGTGATGATAAAATTGATCCAAGATTTTTGACTAAATCGGGACATTCCAGAATTAAAACTTAAAGATAATACGAGAATGATAATTGAAAAATATGGAATGTCCTATATGTTATGAAAAAGTAACCAATCAAAATAATTTAAAATTATCATGTAATCATAAAATATGTACAAAATGCTTTATTTCTATTATGGATAGTTCGACCGGTAAGGGTAATATTTTTATAAATTGTCCTATTTGTCGAACTGTAAATGAAAATCGATTTAACTTTTCATGGCAAGATATGAAAGATATATTCACAATACCACATCGCAGATGCAGAGGTAAATGTAAAAATGGTAATGTTTGTAAAAAGAGTGTGATTTATGGGAATGGGGGATATTGTCATATTCATCAAAAGCCACTATCTGATGATAAAAAAGACAGAGTTGTTGAATACTTTAATTATATATTATTGTGTAATAATAAATGGAAAACGAAAATTATCTTAACGGATATTGTAATAAAGTTGTTAAGTAAAGGATTTCAATTAGATACAATTGAAGATATTCAATATTATATTATGAAATTTCATGCTAAAAGATTACAAGATGCCGCCTATACTACAGAAGATTCTCAATATAGAAATACAATTATTCGTTATCAAGATATCTATAAATTTTATGATATAGAATTTCCGAGTGTAAAATGGGTAGATGATTGTAATAAAAAAAAACTATTCTATTAAAAATAAAAAAATTCAATAATGTATATAAAATGGGTAAATCTAAAAAAAAAACTAAAAAGTCAAATAATAAAAAGATGATTGTTCATCAAGTATTTTTTAATATTGGAAAGGGTGAATTAAAAGATTTACCTAGATTTTATCAATGTTATCAAAATAATAAAAAAAAATGTAAGAAACAAGGGATTCAATATAAATTATGGTCTCGAAAAATGATAGAAAATTTATTAGAGAAGCCTAAAAATAAAAGATTCAAAAAAGTTTATTATGATTTCGATCAAGATATAATGAGAATAGATTTCGGTAGATATCTTATTCTATGGAATTATGGTGGAATTTATATTGATTTGGATATTTGTATGATGGATAAATCGATTAAACATTTATTTAATCGTGATTATTTTTTCGTAAGATGGCATACATCTCATTTACCCTATAATGCATTATTGGGGACAAAAAAAAATAATCCACTATATCTTGAAATATTGGAGCATTGTGAGGAAAGTTACTATAAAAAAAGAAAACAATCTATTTATAAAACATGGAAAGGGCGGTTTGTATTTCAAACAACTGGTCATTTCATGTTACAGCGTGTCTTAAGAAAACATAAAATCACAAATTTTCTTGATATACTTAAAATACATACTAAACAGGGGAAGATTGTTTCTGGTAAAAATCCGTTATTTGAAGATACAAGCGCTTCTGTTTGGTACGATAAGAAATAAGTTTAAATATCTTTTATAAATTATTTTTACTATATAAATGTGGATTGAGAAAATACATGGATTTATGGAAACAAATGATAAAAGTATTGATTTAACTATTTTTTATCATCAATCTTATTATATTTATGAGATATTAAAGGGTGTTGTTAATTTCAAAATTAATAAATTAAAGAATAATAAAACATCGCTTCAAATAAGTAAAATTGTAGATAGTAAAGAAACAACTATTAAGAAGGAAGATTTTATTAATTGGTGGTATTTTGAAAGATATTCTCAGTTGGTTGAAGAAGAGAAAAATATATTTCTTAATTTCAATACTCAAAAATCTGAAATTTACAAACAAATCAACGCAATAAAAGATAAAGAAATAAGTGAGGATGATACAGATGAGATGAAAGTTTCTAAAGAAAAAGAAAATCAAGAATTTGCTCAAAAAAGAAATGTATTACTTAGTTCAATAAAAGAAAGAGCTGATATATCGAATCGAGATATTGAAATATTGCGCAAATTTAGAGCCATGATGACTAATTTAAGTGATATCGATGAATTTATGAAATGTCTTATTTATATTTCTTAAGGTTTATTTGGTATTATATCAAGATAGTCTTTGTCGAGAATATTGTAAGAAACAAATTCATTCATATATGCACTTAGCATTTTATCATTCTTTGATGATTGATATGAAACAATAAATGAATTATATAATTTCATTAATACAAGTAATACAAAACTGATAAAACATGAGATTGTTGAAAAACTATGATAATCTGATATTAATATTTTTATTGTAACAAGAATATTGATAGAATAACTTAGAACAGATAAAAATAATAATCGAAAATATAATAAATTTCTTTTATCCATTTGTTTTTCTAAAATTTTCTCAGAACTAATGATTTTCTTCAAATTATTATCCGGTAGATTATTATCTATATCCAAGTAACGGATTGCCCAATTCTCTCTTTTTAATTCAACAAAATACATACTCATAAATATAAATAGCGTTAGAAGATTCCAACTTAATGATATTCTGTGATATAAATTATCATTATTTAAATTCTCTGAAAGAGAACATATTCTAATATCTTCATTATTTCCACACGCCTGTGGAATAAATAAAGACAATAAAC